ATGCCGTTTAAGAAAGGGGTCTCTGGCAACCCAAAAGGGCGGCCCATGAAAGGCCACTCATGGGCAGACGTGCTGGAAAAGATCGGCGGTGAAAAGATCGAAAAGTACGACATGACGCGCAAAGAAGCCGTTGCGCGTAAGTTATGGGGCGAGGCGGCAAAAGGGCAATCATGGGCCATTAATGCACTTATGGATCGCCTCGATGGCAAGCCGAGAATGACAATGGACCAAACGACGAGAAATATTTCGATAATCGTATCAGATGAGGATGCTGAGAGCGTGACATAATGGGGGCTAATTGGCTCCCAGTTCATCGAAAAATAAAATCTGTAATCAAGCAGAACGAAGACATTATGTTGTTCGGTGGGGCGGGATCGAGCAAGACATGGACGATCCTGCAAACTATTTTTTTGAGAGCTTTATTGTTGCCTGGCTCAAGACATATATGTCTTCGACAAAGATTCGAGCACACAAAGACAACATTGTGGCCGTCAGCTAAAGAATTGATGTCAGCAGAATGGCCAGGGCTCTGGGACCAATGCGAAACAAATAAAAGCGGTGGCAGTTGGTCAATAAAATTAAATTCAAGCGAGGTATTATTCGGTGGTTTAGATGACAAGGAGAGAGTCGAAAAACATTTAAGGTGCGGAATACGCAACAGTCTATATAAACGAATGCTCTGAAATATCAGATCAAAAATCTAATAGAACTCATAAGCTCCAGGCTGAGGCAAAAAATAAACGGTACGGACACTTGCTCTTGCTCGATATGAACCCACCGCCAAAATCTCATTGGACTCATAAGCGATATATAGAAGACGATGGTAAAGTGCCAGGGAGGGCGGCATTTAAAATTAACCCGATCGATGTTAAGGAAAATCTTCCAGCGTCATATATCGAGAGGCTTAAAGCTTTGCCCGAAAGGATGCGCCAAAGGTTTTTATACGGTGAATTTACGAGCGATTTAGAAGGAGCCTTGTGGCCCTGGGAACTTATGCAGAAGGCCAAACAAAATCTTGAAGGGATTGCCGGGAAAACGGTAATAGCAGTTGACCCAGCAGCTACACATAGCGAGTCAAGCGATGAGACTGGGATGATTGTAGCCGAAAAGGTAGGGAATGGCGCCCGAGTAATTGCTGATTTGTCTTGCAAGGATACACCAAATGGTTGGGCGAGTAAAGCAATTTACGCATATCATAAGTACGGAGCGAGTGCGTTAATTGTTGAGATAAATCAAGGCGGCGAAATGATTAAGACGATTATACATGGACTTGATCGCTCAGTAAATGTTATAGAGGTCAGGGCGTTTAAAGGCAAACATTTAAGGGCAGAACCTGTTGTGGCGCTTTATGAGCAGGGGCTTATCGAGCACGCAATGGGTCTGAATGAGTTGGAAGATCAGATGCTTTCGTGGATTCCTCATGAATCCAAATCACCAGATCGAATTGACGCTCTCGTTTATGCTTTAACTGTATTTATTGTCTTAACAATCAATCCCCTCTTTTCATTCAAACATATTAGATATAATCATCTCATGCAGTGGCCATTTAAACTACAGAAAAAATCTTCCATTTCGGAAGCTAACTTTATCAACATCGGCAATCACGCCTACAGCATTAACGACCTTAGAAGTTACTCAAAAGATGGATACGCGCAAAATTCAACAATATACTCTTGTATTAGAAAAATTGCGACAAATGCGGCAAGCGTAAAATTAAAAGTAAAAGTAAATGACGAGAGGCAAATAGGCCACCCACTTGAGACTCTCTTGAGACGACCTAATCCTGATGACGGGGACAAAGAATTTTTTATTGCAAGCTATTCGTGGCTAATGCTTACTGGGAATCTTTTTACGAGTAAAACCGTCGTGTCTGGTCGACCTGTCGAGCTTTGGAATTGGCAACCTTACAATATCGCCATTGGGCACAGTTCGGTCAATCCAATGATGCCATCGAGCTATATTTTCAGAAAAGGGTCGAGGGGCCAAAAAGTTTGGGATGTAAACCCAATTACAGGCGAGAGTGATATTTTGCATTGGAGTCTATTTAACCCATCGGAGGAAATGCCCTTTTTTGGGCAGTCTCCTTTAAGCGCGGCAGCGTCGTCAGCCGATCAACTCAATGCGGCTAATAAATGGCGTTTCAACGGGTTTAAAAACGATATGGCACCGAGTGGCATATTATCTACGGAGCAAATGATAGATGCGGCAACTCATAATGAATTAAGTAAAACGATGGACAGGGAATCAGGTTGGAAGCGAGCAAAGAGATTCCTTATACTTGGCGGTGGGATGAAATATACGCAATTAGGATTAAGCGCGAAAGAATCAGATTGGTTGGCTGGCAGTAAGTTCAATAAGCAAGAGATAGCTGAAGTTTACGGGGTTCCTACTCAATTGTTGGGGTATTGAGGGAAGTCAAACATATGCTAATTATGCCGAGGCTCGATTAGCTTTTTACAATGATACAATAATCCCATTGGTGGAATTGTACGCATCCGAGCTCAACAGGTGGTTAGCTCCAATGTATGGCGATAATGTTGAAATCTATTTCGATAAGGACGAGATTGATGCTCTTGAACCGCTGAGGACAGAAAGGCGTAATCAAAAAATTCAATCAGGTGCATATTCCATCAATGAGGTTAGGGCATTTTTCGGGGACGAACCATCATCAGAACTTGAAGCGGATCAAATTATGATTGACGCAAATAAAATCCCTTTAGGTACGGAAACATTTATGCCAAGTGAGCAGAATTACGCGAATGTTTCCAAAGCGCTAATGCGTGCAGGAATGACACAGGGCGATGCTGAGCAGAAAGCTTTTGATATATTATCATGCCAACACCAAGAATAAGGCGGTCAATGGCAATTCAAAGCCGTCGGCTCTTGATAATCGAAAGGTCATTCCTAAAAAAGTTCAGAGTTGAATATAAGAGTATGGGCATCCAAGCCTCTAATGATTATTTAGATGGAGGAATAGATAGGGTCAAAGTTGGCCTTGAAGGGCATAAGCATAATATCAGGAAGCTTTACGAACAGATGTACGCGGTCACAATGGAGTCAGCAACGGCTTTTCTGAATGAGCATTACGGTAAATCTTATGGTAAAAAATTAGAGAAAAAGGATATTTACACATCCATATTTTCAGAGAATTATACATTGCCGCAAGAGGTGACAGCACTAAATACCCTGATATCATATTTCAGAACCATGGCGCTTGAAAAAAGCAGATTAGCAGGTACAGCCGCCGAGAAAGTGGTTGCTGATATTGTAGATGAAGGCATCCAAGAAATGCAATCAGTTCCAGAAATATCAAAAAAGATAAAGGCATCAGTACCCGATATAACAAAGCATTGGGCTGAATCTATCACGCGCACTGAAATTGGTAATGCTAATATGAAAACACAATTTGAAGAGTTAGACGATTTGGAACTTCCACCAATGGCTAAAATTTGGATGACACATAGAGATTCACGGACAAGAGACGCTCATAGAAGGGCGAACGGTCAAACGGTCAGGAAAGATGATTATTTTTCTGTCGATGGTGAGAGGTTATTGTATCCAAATGATCCACATGGAAGCCCAAAGAATGTCATAAATTGCCGTTGCATGGGGGCTTATAGGCCAATTGACGAGGTTACACTAACATCATGACTCCAGCAAATAAAGATCTCCAGCCGATGAAAAGGGGCGATACTTACCCAGGGTTCAAGATTGCCGAACTGACTTACCAAGCGAGCGGCTTAGGCGTTGATGTCGCTAGTGCGAGGATGCAGATCAAGGAGACCGATGGTACTTTAGTTTATGAATATTCGACGACTGGCGCAACAATCTCACTAAGTGGAACACCAACAAATAGACTGGATTTGTCCGAATTGTCAGGCGCAACAACAGCCTCATTTGCTACAGGAAAACATAAATATGATCTTGAGGTGACTTTGGCAACGGGTGAAGTGTGGACTGTGCTAAACGGTAATGTATGTATTGATGCCGACATTACAATATGATTGACATAACGACAAGCCCAGTCATTGAGATAATTGAGCTTTCATTCGACCAGAATGATGGCGACATTGCATTGACGTCTAATCAAACTATTGAATCCATAGATTTGTCTGTTGAGGATTCTGCAAGTTTATCATTACAAATCCAAGCTATTGCATTATCTACCGCTCACGTTGGCGCTGATGAATTAAGAGGTGCGTTTTTGTCTGCTTATTCAACAGCCTACAAGGAATTTACATATTCGGGAAATAAAGTTACAAATATTGATATTTGGACTGATGCGAGCAAGACAGTCCAGATATTCGCTAAGACTATTACATATACAGGCGATAACGTGACAAAGATCACAACAACAAATTCTATTTCTGGGCAAGTGCTGACTAAAGTTTTAGCCTATTCTGGCAGTGACGTTATCAGCATAACGGAATCAATAACATGATTGTACTATGTTTTTCGTCGCAGGGAGTTCAGTTAGGGAAGGAATTCCATTTCACCACCTCTAAGGGCAAGAAACACACGGTACCCGCATTATTTCCGTTTGATGGGCAGACAGTCCCTAGTTGGTCTAAATCGATTGTAGGAGGGAGCTATAGGCCAAGAACATTACCTGCTTCATTGATCCATGATTACCTTTTATCTATTGACGACCCTCATGCAAACAGAGAATACTACCATCGGTTGAAGATCGATAATGTAAGATTCGCCTGGGTCTTTTATTTAGCCGTTAGTTTCTGGAGGTGGTGGAAATGATTCGAATAACGAATCCTGAATATATTGATGGGAAAGATAATTTTTAAGATTGACGGGATGCATATCAAAAGATATTCCTTCGAATTCCCTACTCTTGAAATCAGTGCACAGTCTTTAGTTATTGAGGCAGTTCCATTCTCTTACCTAGCTAGTGGAAAGCGGGTATTTAATAATGACAAGGTGTATAAGATCGTGATCACCGATTGTGATCGTTATTTGACAGAGAATGCTCCCGCTAGTTTTGGCCCTGCTTATGCGATAAATGAGAGTGCTATTTGTGATCTCATTAATGCTTACTACCCACTCTTACAATGTGTCTGGGAGATGCATCAAGATTAATGTCTACATACAACACAGCGTACAAGAGCGGAACATTCAATGGTATTCCAAGCGGAACCACATTTACTGTGGCAGGTTCGACTCCTGCTGCTGGGGACGTGGGACGATGGATTATCGTCACAAGCGGGTCAGGCAACCTTCAGTTGCGTAAGGTCCTAGGTTTCTCAGGGCAGGATTACACAGTTTCTCATGCGTGGGACGTCAACGCTTTTTTAGAAATTACGGAGGTTACGCCATCTTCTGGTGACAACTGGGTTTTGAGTTACGACATGACGGACCTGATAGCGGGTGACGCTGACTTAACCTTAACAGGCAACCACAATCTCGCAATAGCTACTATGATTTTAGACACTGGCGCATATGTCCATGCAGAAGATTATAACATTGAGTTTGACTCTCGAAACATCGAAATCAGAAATACAAGTGGTCTGATTCTAGGTGATTATGGGTATGTTTCTGGTGAAGATGCTTATGTTAAATCAATATGTAATTTGACAGATACCGCCTCGGGAGCCCTTGGCGAGCAGATGGCAGGGAGCAGATCGGCCAACAACCCAAATTTTGGAAGCTTTCACATGTATGGCGGGACAATTTATGTTCCAAGTAGTAACTTTTGGCGGATTTATGATAATACTCCAACGGAAGACGAGACTCAAACGCGAATTATAGGTACCCAAATTCAAGGATCTTTCGGTGGCCGTGTAGACGGGAATAAATCAATTATCGATGTGACGTCAATTGGATCAACGAATGTTAATGGGTTATTCAACTTCATTACCTCTGGTCGAGTAAGTGTTTCAGCGCTTGACTCAGATCAGGCACTATACATCCACAGATCGTTAGGTCCAAGCGGTCAGGCCACCCTGAAGAGATTGTCCGACATTAATAATTATGTGGTTAGGGTGGCTAATACTGGAGCGGGTCTTTACACAGTGATCGCAAAGAAGAGCGAAGTGGATGCTGCCCCTGCGTTTTTCAATAGCGCAAGCGTCGAAGCTTCCCACACCATGAGGCTTGCCAACTACGTTGAGCCAACTTTCGTGGATGACACGGGGGCATTAATTACGGACAGTATCAAGACACTTTTGATAGATAGTACAACAGCAATAGTAAATAGTGAGACTATAACTACGGGTGTTTACACTCCTTACCTCATCCGACATACAGACGTAACTGGAGCGGCGCCCACAGGAGACAAATTGTTGTCCGATGGAATACAATATGCACCATATTCGCTAAGGGCCCTAACTTTTGGTAAAAATATTCTCAATCAAGCAATTAGTGGGGAGGATATTTTCAACGGTGCGATTACGTTACTTAATAATAGCAGTCTAACAGAGCTGATTAAAGCAACCATTGACGCATACACAAGCACAGAGAATGCTTATAAATTATATGACAGAGCATATTCAGATCTTTTTGACAACTATGCAGGTGAAATTACTACAACAGTTGATCGTGAAACTACAGCTATTGACTTAAAAACACTAGATATAATAGTTAATGGTGACGGCACAACTGTTTATAATTTAACTGGTTCAGTGATTACAATTAAAGCAACCGTTTACACGGGTGGTTTTAGTAATGGGACAATCTCTAGTGGGACAGGGTCTCCAACCTTCTCAGCCCTTGTTTTGGTCAACGCGACTTGGAACGTTGAGCAAGCAACTTGGACAGGAAGCGCAGACGCGACAACTACCGTTGATGTTGCGAGCACAGGAACCTATGACGCCACAGGTTTTGTCTTCGATGCATCCTCAACACTGAACAACTCAAGTGGTGGATTGGTGAATATTGTTATCAATGCAGGGCAACAGCAACCAGTTGTGACGGGCGGAGGTACGACCAATTTTATCAACGCGGGGGCAACGGTCACGTTCAATAACCTTGTATCTGCAAATGTGCAAATAATGGAGGGCGACAATATCACTGTAAATCAACGCAGTACAAGCCAAACTGGAACTCTTGTTTTTAATACACCAGATGGTTCAAGCGGAACCTGGTGTTATATCATAAATCGTAGCTGGTTATTCCCCCATAATAGGTACATATACAGTCCGATGGATTGGATGTAACTGTCGATTCTACTCAATCACAAAAGTTATTGCCAGATGGTACTATTATGTATCAGGGAACCACAAGTGCGTTATTGAGCATAATGCCATTACCCGATGGTTCGAGAATGAATATTAGGGTAGGCGATGGGGCCGTCAGTGCTCAAAATATCTTTGATGAAACGGAGGATGCATTACAGACTCAAGACGGTATGACTTATATCTGTAATGGTGGAGGACAGGTTAGTATTGCGGTTCTTCCAGTTGGTACTTTTGTTTTTATGGAAATAAATGTTCGTGTGATACGCGACGCAATTGGAGACATAAACGCCACAATAAACGCTTTTGTACAATCTACTGATGGAATTGTACTTGACGGGACTAATGGCTCAGTTCAGTTTATCACCCCTACAAGTGATGTAAATCTAATAAGCATAAATGGAAACACAATTCCGGTAGATAACCTTGAGCTTCAATACGATGGGACAGGGATTACAGGCCCATCCTTTCCTGCTACCCAAGATCAAGTTGCCAACGTGGTTGTGGCTGGTGCGGCCATAAACGTGATTTCATCCAGTTACGTTTTGACTACTGGAACCCAAACGGCCAATACATATACAGCAACGCAGGCCCTAGATGGGATTCGTCACACTCATACTGATATAGCGGGAACGATGGATCTCTACTATGAATTTGATCTAGGAAGTGATGGGGTTCCTACAGGTGTTAAATCGATTGGGGCTCTTTCTGGACAAAATGATTCCGTTGGTATCTATGCATGGAATTGGGTTCTAAACCAGTGGGATCAGATTGGGACTAGAACGGGGTCAAATAATACTAATAACACTTTAAACTCTTATGATTTACTCACATCTCATGTTGGGACTGGAGCCAATATTGGGATTACAAGGATACGATTCTTTAGTTCTGGACTAACAAATGCGACTCTGTATATTGATCAACTTCTAGTAGCGCATACTCGTGCGGCTTCGGGGATTGCCAACGGTTCAACTGTCACGCTTACGACTTCTACGATCAACAAGGATTTAATCGGTGAAGGTTGGAAACTTAATCTCGGTGGTCAGGATATTAGTGGGTCATATATCCATGGTGCTATTAATGTTTCGGGAATTGCGACGGCTACCCAGGCAAGTAAATATGTCTTTGAAGACTGTGATTTTTCTGATGTCACTTTAAGTGCTACTGGCCGTATTCGTCATTCTATCTTTTCTATGGCCAATACTTTGAACTTGACTAGTACAGCAGGTATTGAGGATGATATTCTAAATTTGGTCGATTGTGTGTCAGGAGTTGCAGGTTCGGGGACTCCCCATATCAATACAGGTGCAGTCACTAAGGCGTCATCCGTAAGTCTAAGACGATGGTCAGGGGGGCTTAAAACGTACTCTAAATAGCAACGTCACCATGTCCGTTGACGTTGTTTCGGGGGGAATCATAAGTGTATATGGGACTGGAGGGAGTATTAACATCCGAGGTATTTGTAAAGTTTTGGATTTTAGTTCTGGAGCTGTTACTATTGTTTCAACATCTGTAATTAATGATGAGACGATCGCTGCCGCCGCTAGAGATATTCTTACTCAGGGAACTGCACAGGGTGCGGGTTCTGGTGACGCCCAGATTCAATTGGAAGCTACAGCTTCCGCGGTTAACGGGTCTTATGATCCGTCTTTAATTTCTCTAGTTGGTGGTACAGGATCTGGTCAATCACGATTAATTTTAGAATATGATGGGACTTCTAAAATTGCCGCAGTCGATAGAAGTTGGAGAGTAGCACCAGATGCGACTACTGAATACATTGTTACGGGTACAACAAATCTCGTATCTATTAATGAAGGGCTCCTCCAAGGAGCGACAAGTAACACCGCAACTTTGAATAGTAGCGCCTGTCCAGATGACGAGTGTTACACTGGTCAAACAGTATGGATTCGTGGCGGTTACAGGGGAGGACCAGGCTAATTTGATTCTGTCTTATAATGGCACGACGAAAGTTGCTGTTTTAGTCAGATAATTGGACGACCATCCCGGACACGACATCGGTTTATATGGTCATCCCCAATTCGCCTGTGCTATTAGCCCCGACAACTCATACGGGGGTCGTGATCCCTAATGTGACTCTTGTAGATACAACGACCACCAACACAGATATGAGGGGGACCGATAATGCTTCTCTTCCCGTGGATATTACAAACTCTCAGTCTGCAATTGTGGCAGAGGTTAACGCAAACGAAGTTAAGATAGATCTCCTGGAAACGAAAGCTCAAGCAGATACTAGGCAGGCCTCATTGATTGCAGAGCATGACACAACTCAATCCGATTTAACTTCAGTTTTAGCTGATACTGATGAACTTCAGACTAATCAGGGGAACTGGACGACTGCAACAGGTTTTTCTACTCCGACAGATGTTACCAATTCTCAGTCTGCGATAGTGGCAGAGGTGAATGCAAATGAAACCAAGATTGACGGAATTAAGACCAAGACCGATCTGTTGAATTTTACTGGGTCAGATGTGAAGGCCACATTAGATGGCGAGGTGGTCGTGACCGATACGGCATCACGAGAGGCAAGCAAGGCAAATATAGCACTACTTCTTTGACAACTAAATGATAATAGGATAATGATAAGATGGAATTAAAAAGAGCCATAATCCCTTTTGATATAAAAGCAGACATCAATAGCACGAGTGGAACATTCGAAGGATACGGGTCAATATTCGGCAATATAGATTTAGGCGGTGATATTGTCTTCCCTGGTGCTTTTACAAAAACTCTCCAAGAATGGAAATTAAAAAATGAATTGCCAGCGATGTACGGTTTTCATGATTCATCGAATCCTATAGGCGACTGGATCAATATGGCCGAAGATGAAAAGGGGTTGTATGTTCAAGGTGAACTGTGGGTCAATGGAGACAAACGAGTCGAGCAGGCGGTCGTTGCACATAATTTAATCAAGGGAACTGGTCCAAAAGGGCTGTCAATTGGGTATTTGGCTAAGGATTATGAATTTCAAGAATTCGAAAGCGGCACAATTAGATTTCTTAAAAGAAATTGACTTATACGAAGTTAGCGTTGTTGGGTTTGCTATGAATCCGATTGCTAATGTAACATCAGTGAAAAAATTAATTGATGATGATGGCAAATTATTAACTAAACGAGACGTTGAGAAAGTATTGCGAGATGCTGGACTTTCACGAAGACAAAGCAAGGCTTTTATAGCCGCTGGATATGATGCCGTGAGTCGAGATGATGAGAGTACCATAGAAGGCGCCGAGCGTGATGCTGGGATTGATTTAGAAAACGTGTCACAAGCATTAAACAATCTTCTTGATAATATTCGTAAAGGATAACAAAAATGAGCTATTTGGAAAAACAAATCAAAGCAATCGGGGAGGCTTGGGAAGAATCCAAGAAAACGAACGATAAAATTTTAAGCGGGCAAGCCAAAGGGATCGCCGAGCTTAAAGAAAAACAAGAAAAAATTGACGAGGCTTTAAATGAGGCCTTAGAGATGAAAAAGACTATTGAGCAAACAGAAGCCGCCATCAAACGGATGTCTGAAAATCTTGAGACAGCTAGTAAAAAAAGTGGCATTGATTTAGATGTGGCTGGGAGTGCACTCAAGAAGGCGCTAAAATGTGGTTACAAATTGGATCGTGCAGGATTCACTGAACAAGAAAAGAAAGCTATGTCATCTTTGAGTGACCCAGAAGGCGGGTATACAATTACTCCATTTTTAGGCAATGTAAGTAACATTTTATTTGATACCTCGCCAATTCGAGCTCTTGCCAGTGTGCAAACTATCGGGACCAATCTCTACCAAGGTTTTTTTGATGATGATGAGGCTGGCGCTGGATGGGTTGGTGAAGGCGCCTCGCGCACAGAAAGCGCAACGCCAGACTTGGGACAGTTAAATATACCAATTCGAGGGATGTATGCTTTTCCCAAAGTAACAGAAGAATTGCTTGAAGATTCGAATTGGAATATTGCTATGTGGTTACAGCAAAAAGTAGCTGAGAAATTTGGAAGGCTTGAAGCTACAGGTTTTGTTTCTGGTGCTGGAGTAACGCAACCTCAAGGGATTATTACAGCCACAGCGAAAACAACAAGTCCAGCTGTGTATGCAAGGAATCAAGTCGGCACAAAGGTTACAGCTGGCGCAACTGCAATTACGAGCGATGAGATTGTAGATTTAAGAGCATTATTAAAGCCAGGATATCGTGGAAACGCTTATTTTGGTTATAATAGGGCAACTGAAGGTTATATAAGGAAGCTTAAAGATGGACAAGGCAATTACCTTTGGCAGCCATCCTACCAAGCTAATGAGCCTGATATGTTAAACGGTCAAAGGACTGTAATCTGCGAAGATATGCCCGATATTGCAACTGGTGCAATATCTGTTGTCCTTGCCGATTTTAGGGCATCTTATTTGATTGTTGACCGCGTAGGTATCAGCATCTTAGAAGATCGATACACAGAGAAAGGTAAGATCGGCTATTATATTCGGAAACGTGTCGGTGGTGCAATTCAAAACTTCGATTCCATAAAATATTTGAAACAAGCGTAAGGAGTTCTAAAAATGGCTACTAAAGATTTAAAAAGTAACATCAAAGTTTCTAATTCGATTCTCCCTGCGGCTGTGACGGGGAAACACAACTGGCACAGCTGTATCTCTTGCGGGTTATGAGAGCGCAGTGTTTGCACTAGCGGCGACTGGCGTTACCGTTGCTGGCACATTTTAAGCTGACCGAAAGCGCAACTTCTGGAGGCACTTATACTGATGTTTCTGCCGCCGATACGATAGGCACGCAAGGGGTTGCGGTGGTCGAGGACGGAGTGGTGACACTTGGTTATAAAGGATCACTTGGGTTTATTAAGCCAGTTTTTACCCATAGTGGCAATGGTACAATTGGTTGTACGGCAATCCTCGGAACGCCTTTGGTCGCTCCAACGGTATAAGCTTTAACAGGTGTTAATTAAATTTAAATCGAGTGAGATCGTTTATTTTGACGGTTTCACTCGGTCTTTTTTCGAGGCAGGCGGGCAATACGAGCTTGATGATAGTAAAGTTTTATTTCTCGAAAAAGCTGGAATAATCAGAAAGCCAAGACGGATCAAAAAGGAAACTAAAGGTGAGAAGCAAGGTAATAAGTCAGCCAGCCATTGAACCAACAACGGTTGACGAGCTAAAAGCTTCGTTGAGGATTACTCAAGCCGCTGAAGATTCTTTGTTGCAGGATTATATACGCGAGGCCCGTATTATGGCCGAAAAATACACTGATCGAAAGTTTATTACACAAAAGATCGAAAGCTATTATGACGATTTAAACATACGTCAGCTAGGCGAATGGTTCTCGGGGGCTAAACGCGGGACAGTGAAATCAATTTGCTCTGGTGGGTTATTGGATTTGCAATACGGGCCAGCCCAATCAATTACGACATTTACACTTATTAATTATGATAATTCAGAAAGTGCCTATGCGTCAACAAACTATTATTTAGATAATTTTTCCGATGAATCGAGGCCGAGGATAATACTCGATGAAAACTCAGACCCTATCTTTAATTTACGTGAAGAAAACGGGATTAAGGTTGAATGGGNNGCAGGTTATGGCAATAACAAAACAGATGTGCCAAGCCCTAGTTAGGCGGGCCATCGTTATGATGGCTGGGCAACTCTATGCCAATCGCGGAGATTGCGACGAAGCTAGCAGACTCAAATTCTGCTCAATATTAGATTCATATAAATATTTTAATGGCTTGTGATTATTCAGCTAAGGATTTCACCGAGCTGGCAACTATCCAAGTCAAAACTGAAATTGCCGATGGGTTCGGTGGGTATTCTAAATCATGGGCTAAACTTGTTGATTATTGGTGTTTAGTCGAAAGTGAGACTGGAAATGAATCTTCATTGGATGGACGAATTGAAGAATCAAAAAAGCATTGATCTTATAGGTCGTTATGATTCATCTATTACGCCGAAAAACAGAATACTATTTGACGGGATTTATTACAATATAATTTCAGTTGAAGATATAAGAAGACAAAATAAATTCTTAAAAATTAATGCTGTAAGTCGAGAAGATGGCCAGTAAGAGCATTGACATTCAGGGCATCGATTCGACGAAAAAGAAAATCAATCAGCTTCAAATTGACATTCAAAGTTCAACGCGCCAAGCTATTAATATTGGAGCCCAAGACCTTAGAACTAATATAAGACATTTATTCAGTAAAATATCACATGGCCGCACGTATAAGAGAGGAAATATTAAACATATAGCATCTCGGAAAGGTGATCCTCCTAATAATGACAGGGGTATTTTGACAAAGACATTACGAATAATCAGAAAAAGACACAATCGAGGTTATTGGGCTGGAGTCCGCGTAGGCGTAAAATACGCAATCCCTACTTGAAAAAACTCATCCATACGTCAAAAAGGCTTTGATGGCGACCNAAAAAGATTTGTTCCCAAGGATCGAATTATACAAAAGGAGGGTGATCAGTGGCTATAATAAAAAGTGAGATAATTCAATCCGTTCAAGCTCGTCTTGTTGGTGACGCTGGGATATTAGCCTTAGTCTCTGCAGAGAATATTGGGAACTATTTGCCACAAAATACGTTATTCCCGCTTATTAGTTATGAGACGCAATTTGATACTCTATCAGTCAAAGGAGTAACCGATTATGAAGTTACTTTGACGATCGAAATAAAATCAAGATACGAAGGAAGCAAAGAGATATTGCAAATCATAGATGCAATAGATAATGCTTTTGATGGGATACCTATTGTGATTGCCTCTGGTAATTGTTATGGGACATTTTTAGAAGGATACAATATTTCTTTGGACGGTGATGGAGTGACATATCTTGGGACAGGCATATATAAAATCCTTGTGAGCGAATAATAATGGGAAATAAATATTTAGGAAATGCGATGCTCTTATATATAGAGCAAACTCCAGGTTCTGGGATTTATCAAATTATCGGCGGGACTTCAGATCACACATTGAATATCAATAATGAATTATTAGATGTCTCCGATAAAGACTCAAATCGGTGGAAAGAAAGTCTAAGCGCTGGCGCACGAGGTGCAAGCATATCAATGAATGGGTTCATTTCCGACAACACGTATTATGAACTTCTGGAAACGTCGGCCAAAAATGACACTATACTATTTTATCAATTTATATTTTCAGATTCACGCCTTGTAATAGGCGAATTTCATATAAATTCTTTTGAGGGATCTGGGTCAAATCAAACAGCACAAAGTTTTAGTGCCACATTTGAGAGCAAGGGGCAGCCGATGATAGGCAAGCTTGCCGACTTTTTATTAGATGAAAATTCAGCCAACATTTTAGACGAAAACAACCAATATATTCAAGCGGGTTAAAATATGCCAAAACAAAGCTCATATCCTACTAAAGCAACGCCAGTTGCTGGTGATAAGGTCTTAATCACAGATAGTGAATCCAGTAATGCGCCAAAGCAAGTCACCCTGGCAAGCCAACCGATTAGCACCGCAGAACAAACAGCGCTTGATTTAAAGGCAAATCTAGCAGGTGGCAATACTTTCACTGGTGTACAAGATTTGAGTGCTAACGGTGCATATTTTGGAGCTGCGGCGGCGTCAAATCTTTTGAATGATTACGAGGAGGGGACATGGACGCCGACTCTTTCGGGAACAACTGGCGGAACTTATACATATACAACTCAGAGCGGGTCATATACCAAGATCGGCAGGCTTGTCTTCTTGAAAGCATTAATTGTATGGACAGGGGAAACAGTTGCGCCTTCTGGTATACCAATGATCTCTGGATTACCTTTCTCGTCAGCAAATGATGGAATTGCTTCTTTCGGCGTTGTAGGCAACCAAACTGTAGGTATATATGTCAATGGTTCCTATAAAAATATTGCTATCGGTTTAGAGGCAAATGACAACAGATTGTTCATATCTCAAAGAGACGAGACAATTACGTCAGGCAATAATTATGATTACAGCCCAACTGTATTGACGACTGGAACGCTTGCGATTAGTCTTGTTTATGAGGTCTGATATGGAAATTAAGATTATAGGTGATTTTAATATCATTCATGTTCGTGAAGGAAATTTCAGATTCTGTTTAACGCCAAACGATAAAACAGACAATAAGGACTTGCAGGACTTGAAGAAAGAATATCACACAACTAAAATAATAAACGCTTACAATGAGGCTTTGAAAAAATGAGCAAATATCTAGGAAATGTCATGTTACTGTTGGTGGAATCGTCGCCATCAAGTGGGACATATAATGTGATCGGAGGAAGCTCCGAGCATACAATGACTCTGAACAATGAACAGGTCGATGTGTCAGACAAAGACTCAAATCGATGGAAAGAGCTTCTGGCCGCTGGTGATAGATCTCTTTCGATCTCTATAAACGGATTCATTTCTGATGATGCAAATTTTGCCCTCATGGAAGCCGCAGCCGAAAGTGATACGATAATTAATTACCGTATGGCTTATGGCAATTCGAAGACTGTCACAGGAGCTTTTCACATAGATTCCTGGGAATTATCAGGCTCTAGGAATGGTGGGCAGTCTTTTAGCGCCACCTTATCAAATAGTGGACAACCGACATTTGCATAATGGCTAACAAATACAGAGGAACAATCGAAGTCCAGCTTGGCGGTGAAGAGTACACCCTCAGACCAACCTTTGAGGCATTAGTTGAGTTTGAAGAAAAAACAGGGATGACCGTTGGCCAAGCTTATATTGCGCTGATGGAAAACGGTGTATCTGTGAAAATAGTTTCTTCCGCAATCTGGGCGGGGATTAAGGGCGAAGCTATCTATCAAAACGATAAAAAGCTTGAAAAAAGCTATGGATGGGTTGGACAGAAAGTGGTGAATAATGGCGTAGGCAATAGTCTCAGAATTGCGTTAGATTTCATCATGTACGCTATGGTCCCTGTTGATGTCCTCGAAAAGATCGGGGACGAAGGGGACGATGAAAAAAAGCAGATAGAAGCGGACCAGTAATTCTTGATTGGTGGCGTTTCGCTGGTCAATTAATCGATCAGATGAAAATGCCACCAAGAGATGCCTGGAATTGCACGCTTCGAGATTTTGTGTCCATTATGACTTATAGGGATAAAAAAAACCAAATAAAGGAATATTCTTTTGAAGAACAACAAGATCTTATATCACAATTTGAGTTGCGGGGCTTAATTGGCTGATGATGGCATTGATATCAGGCTAAGTGCTGATTATTCAGAATTAAACAAGAATATCAACAAAGCAAATCGTATTGTTGACGACTTTGCAAATAATGGCGAAAAGTCAAACAAAAAATTTGCAAATTCGATAGGTGTAGCCGTTGGGAAAACTATGGTTCTGGTGGAGGCCGCAAAATCCGCTTCAGAAGCCGTTTTAGGCTTTGTTGAGAGCCAAATAGAGGCCGCAAGGGAAACCTTAAGATGGTCGCAAAGATTAGACGTTGCGGCTGATAAATTTAGTCAGCTTGTAATTGTGGGGAAAAAGTTTGGGGCTTCGACTGATGACGTTGGAGACTCAATAAAAGATTTAAACGAGCGTATCGCTGATGCTGCAACAGGTACTCAAACTTACGAAAGCGCTCTTAATATGGTTGGTTTGTCGTATCGCGATTTAGTCAGCAAAACGCCAGATGAGCAATTTATAAAAGTTGCTGATGCCATAGGTAAATTAACGACATCCGAACAAAGAAACTTCGTGACGGCTGAATTGATGGCCGATGCTGGCTTTAGATTAATACCCGTTTTTAAACAAGGAGAGGAATCTATACGATCAATGATGAAGGCGGCTAATGAATCGGGGGCGGCTTTTTCATCGATGCAAGTCAAAGAATTAACAGAATTAGACACTACACTTCAAGACCTTAGTATTTCTGGCCAAGCGCTGGGGAATTCTCTCCTCACAATGTCAATTCCTGCACTTCAGAAATTGGCAAAATGGGCAAAAGGAGCCGCAGATTCGTTAATTGAGTTTCAAAAAGTTATACACCAGGCAGAAGCAAAACAATTGGTCAAAGATTCAAATGATCTCACTGATTCAGCCGTAGAGCTAAAAAAAGAATTGAATGGACTCCGAGAAAAAGCATTTTGGGGAGATGATAAAGCTTCGGCTCGGATAGAAGAAATCAATAAGCAACTGGGGACAATGGAGACGCAGCTGAAAGCTGTGCGTGGGGGGACACCATTATCTGACCAAATAGGTACACCTGTAACCGAATTAGCGCCGACAGTTGTTTCCGCAAAGAGATTGCCAGATAACGGCACACCATTTTTGCCGCCTGATATGAAGGGATTAGCTCAAGCATATGATGACTATATATCTTTACTGGAGGAACAAAAACAGAATGAAAATGATATAATTTATCAATACGAGCTTGAAAAACGCGCCATCATGGAGGGCACGAGCAATGAATACGCCGCCTTTAAGGCTAAATTTGATGTTGATCAATTGAAGCGCGAAAAAAATAATCAAATGGCTCAACGGGCTATTTGGGAAAGCGGGTGGAAGGGAAAAGCCGATATTATGGGGGGTATCTTAGGGCAGATGGGCTCTCTCATGCAAACTGAAAACAGGAAAATGTTTGAGACAGGAAAAGCCGCCGCGACCGCTAATGCTGTTGTCGAAGCTATCACTGGAGCGTCGAGGGCATTCTCGGCAATGGCTGGCATACCTATAGTTGGGCCAGCATTAGGAGCGGCGGCGGCGGCGGCGGCCCTTGCTGGTGGTTATGCTAGAGTTCAGCAAATCCAAAGTACAACCATGGGGGGCGGATCTACTGGTGGAGGACTTGGAGGTGGTGGTTTTGGTGGCTCGGTATCTAGCGCTGGAGGTCAATCAGTTTCTGAAGCTGGAAGCCAATCAGTGCAAACAACTAATTTTGATGTCACATTACAAGGCGAAGCATTCAGCGGGGAGCAAATACGGAACTTGATTGGCCAAATCAATGATGCAGGCGGTGATAATTTCAACGTAATGACGGCGGGTAATAAATGATATATCCTAAATTTTTATGGGATAATATTTTAAGAGGTATTACTCCAACTTTTAGCGGAACAACGATAACGGGAAAGGAACCATCTAACGCGACAGATTGGAGAGACTTTTCATATTTCAGCGCAGATAGTGGTAATCTTGATTATGTGATTTCATTAGATACCTCTATCGATTCAGTTTGTTTTTATGTTGCTAATTTTACTGGGACAGGTTCTGAGACTATTGTTTTGCAATATGAATCCTCACCGTCAACATTCACAACTTTAGCAACTCTAAATCCTTCTGGTGGTAAATTATCACTCATCGAATTCACACAAGTCACGGTTTTAGCTGGTCGAAAAATCAGATTTGTTGTAACAGTTGGGACGGGGACTTTACTAATTCGCCAGTTAGTAGTGGGAGCCATCATGCAGGCCGAACAAGGCCAATACAAGGATGTTATTGATCCTATTTTGACCCAGGGCGTAAAGATTACTAATACAATATCAACTAATGGGAGCCTCATAGGGAGATCAATCAAGAGGTTAGAAAGATCTGGTAATATCAAAATTCAGAATCTTTCAGCGTCATGGGTCAGAACAACCTGGGAGCCATTTGTAAAACATGCGTCAAGATACCCTTTTATATACGCTTGGAATACCAGAGATTATCCTAATAGTATTTCTTTCTCTTTTGCTTCGCGAATCATGCCAGCTCAAAATAATGGCAAAGGGGACCGTATGGACGTATCTTGGAAAGTAAGCCATTTGGTGGCAGATGAAAATGCAGTTTAATAACGGTGTAGATCATGTCATATGATGGCCAAAAAGTAAAGATAGGACGTGAGCCTGTTTATATCATTGAACTTGAATTAACATCATGCGCGAATACATTTAGTATTAGTCCATGCACAGCAAGCGGAGCAGCTGGGACAGAATGTTTTAATACATTTGGCACGTGTCAAGATAAACCTAATTTCACAACAACAACGAAAAAATATAGATTTTCTTCGACAAGGCTTGATTTGTCTCAATCCGATGGAGACGCCCCAACCATTCCCGACTATAAAATCAGTCTCAACAAATACCCGCAATATTAACACCATCCAACGGTTTGGGCGTAAGATCGACTTTAAGTGTAGTTTTAAATGATCACCCATGGACTGATATAGGTATTGACCCATATTTATCCAATCGTAGCTATGATGCAGACTTACAGGGTACATTCTGGGGAAAATTAATATCAAGAAATCAATATTATGAGGGTAGAAAAATAATAGTCAAAACAGGATACCTCGAAGATGATGGCACATATAATTCATCTAATTTTATTTCCAGGGCTTATTTTATAGATCATATCACAGGCCCAGATAAAAATGAAATTGTCAAAATAACAGCAAAAGATATATTGAAATTTGCAGATACAGAAAGAGCACAATTGCCAGCTCAATCAAGCGCAACTCTTAACAGTGATATAACAAATAGTCAAACAAGTTTTTATATAAATGACCCATCATATATAATTGAGACACAAGTCACTGCTGGACAAAGATATATTAGGATTGATGAAGAGATTATGTATGTCAATTCAGTGATTGTTTACGGGTCGAATTCCTTGTTGAGTGTAACAAGAGCAAGCCAGCCTTCAATATACTCAACCGCTATTGATATTGATGACCATAAAAATAAAGCTACAGTACAGAATTGCTATTTTTTTGACGATCTCGAAATAGATAACATTATTTATTATCTCTTGAATACAGTTGCTGGCATTGATAGTTCCTATTTACCAACAACGTCTTGGCAAGATGTCATTGATTTTGGCTTAATAAATTATAAATTTAGTTCTTTAATCTCAGAGCCTACTGGCGTCGATGATCTTTTAAAAGAGATCACACAGCACACAATTTTGTTATGGTGGGATGACAGAAATCAATTGGTACAGATGGACTCNCTTTTAATCNAATAAATCNATCTTGGGGCCATATGGAGAAGATGAGAATTTAGTAGCTGATTCGATTTCAGTTGCTAGGGACGACGGAGCTAGAGTGAGTCAAGTCTGGTTGGCGTATGGCCATAGGTCATCGGTTCTTGCGCTCGATGAATCTAAGAATTTTAGTAATGTCAGCATAGCCGCCGATTTAGATTTAGAGACAACTGAAGCTTATGGACGGAGCAAGATAGAAAAGATTTTTTCAAGGTGGCTACCTTCGGATATTGATTCAGTGGCCTCTGAAATAACCTTTAGGACACTTGGATATTATAAAGACACGAAATCAATTATATCTTTTTCAATGGATGCCAAAGATGACGTCGTCTTGACTGGGGACATGGTCAAAGTTATTACAAAAAGCATTCAAGACCAATTTGGAGCATCCAAAGAAGAAGTTTATAGAGTTTTACAAACCAAAGAAATTTTATCAAACGGAAATGCAAGATATACTTATACCGCCCAGCCAAGTGGCCGATTGAGTTTTGCAAGATTTGGGCTAGTCTCGCCAGAGGCCTCGGCAGACACTTATACTAACGCCAGCGATTCCGATAAATTGAAATATTGTTTTGTTTGTTATGATACCGAATTATTTCTTGATAATACAGGAGCTTACAGGATTATATAATGTCTTTGGTAGGTATAAAAGATTTTGAATTGAAATCGGGGGAGCCTATCACAAATTCTCTCGTATCAAAACTTGTTGTCAATCAAGAAACACTATCATTATTAAATGATTGGAACGTTTACACGGGGTCAGGAACATTTGTAATTCCGACTAGTGTGAATCATATTGAATTGATTTTAATCGGAGGTGGTGGCGCTGGCGCTTCTGGCGGTCCAGGTGGTGGTGGATCTTCAGGAGTTGTTACACATGATTTCGTCGATGTTTCAGGAGGTGAGACGATAACATATTCTTGCGGATCTGGAGGCGTTGGTGCAGTCGGAGCTCCTGGAGGCGGTGGCGGCGCCACTTCGGCCAGCGGAACATTTGGTAGCTTGACGGCAAATGGTGGTACTGGAGGTTCATCATCGACTGGAGGGATTAATAAAACAGGCTTTAATATTCCAGGCGGAGACTCGTATACAGACGCTAGTAATAACATTGGATTGTACGGGCAAGAATTAGGCGGTTTGGGCGTTGTCGGTGGTGGCGGTGGCGGTTGCCGTTTGCCATTTTTTGTTGACCTTGGACCTATTTTAATCACGTATTTAGGGACTGGAGGTGCAGGCGGATCAGGTGGCGCTGGATCGAATGGAGGGTACGCGGCGGGCGGTGGAGGCAGTGATGGTACAGGGTTTAAAGGAGGCGACGGCGGTGCGGGCGTGATATTCTATAGGAGAATAAACTAATGGCATACGCTCCGATCTCATCAACTGATTACGACCCAGAGAGAAGAATAAGAGCCAATACTATCATGAAGGCCATCCGTGATAATGCAGTGATCGTATCGGGTCTATTTGATCTCGCCATCACAAGCGGAACATCGATGTCAAAGCCTGCGGGCGTTAAAAAAGTGTTGGCTGTATCTGTTGCGGCGGGCGGTGGAGGCGGTTCCGCGTCATTAGGACAAACAACAAGAGGCGGCGGAGGTGGGTCGTCTGGCGGAGTAGCATTTAAGATAATTGATGTTTCGGCGGCGACTACATTTTATTACACTATCGGCTCTGGGGGTACTGGATCTGCAAATAGTAATGGGGCAGACGGTGGACACACTGAATTTAATGATGGAATAACTCAAGTTTACGCATATGGTGGCAAAGGCGGAGAAGCTGGAGGGACGGGTGGTATATTGCACAAACAATTCAGCGTCCCTGGAGGCGATGCTGTGACAAGTGGATATGCTTTGCCTGGAAATGCTAGATATAGTCCATTTAAGGCAAAACCAGGCGCTGGCGGTGGATTGAAAGGCGGTGGCGGTGGCGGTTGCACAGCTTTCCCAATCCCAATTTATAATAGCACTCTCCCCGCATCGAGTTGGTTAAGCTTCGGCGGGGGAGATGGGGGTGCATTTGGACTCAATGGCAGCCCAGCCACTTTATACGGATCAGGCGGTGGTGGCACTGGAGGGCAAGATGTTTATACGGATCGAGTAGGCGGTTCGGGGTCTCCTGGGATTGTATTTTTAAAATATTTGCCGTTATGAGCTTTGAAATAATACTAAACAGTGAGGTTGATGCAGACTCTCCTCTAACCCAATCTTTATTTACAAGATTAGCGAGGAATCCTTTAGCGATCATCCGCAAAGAGGCTGAGGTGCTTGTTGGGGCTGGGACATGGACAGCGCCGACGGAGTCAACCTTGGCACTTGTTATCGCCGTTGGAGGCGGCGCAGGTGGAGGCAACGCATCAAGCGCTGGCGCAGGTGGCGGTGGTGGATCGAGTGGTGAAGTAAAAATGCTTTACTATGCCATCACAGGCGGATCAAGCTACTCATACGCCTGCGGCGCTGGAGGCGTTGGCGGGGCTGGTGACGGGAATGATAATATTGGACAAATCGGTGGATCTACGACATTTGACACGGGCTCATCTCAACTTATCGCTCAAGGAGGTTCTCCTGGTTCGCCAGGTGGTGGTGGTGGGTTAGGAGGAAACGTTCATTTTTACGCGGGAGCTGGTGGAAACGCTGGGTCAAATGGGCAATTGTATCCTGCAATTTACGGACGAGCACCTGGAACGGGGTCAGTTGGAGGCGGTGGTGGTTCCCCAGGGTTCCCTTTCAAGATGCAAAATATCGAACAATATCTAGGACTCGGAGGAGACGGCGGAACGATATCTGTAAACGCAGGTCATGGTGCTGGACATGGCGCAGGCGGTGGAGGCGGCTCAGTAGATTGGAATCAACCAGGGGGGAACGGTTCAGCCGGATGTATTTTTATTTTGGTGGTAGGATGAGCCCTAGAATTAATTTTGATGACGAAGAAACAGGCGAGATTCGTCTTAATGATAAATTTCACCGAGTTGATCGGAAACTTGATGCGCTCACAAGACACGCTGGACTACATAAAAACCAAATTTCAAAAATATTTCGATTTATTGACGAACTTCGCGATAAACTCATCCCTGAAATAAAATCAGCCATCAAAGATTTAATTGAGCAAAAGCAATCTATAAGTGACAATTCCGAAAAAATCAGTCTGATAGAAAAACGGTTAAATACTCACGAAGGATATATTAAAGGAGAAATAGATAAACAAAAAGCTATACTTTATGTTGTCGGAATAATCATTTCTGGCGTTGCCGCCTATGGAGTTATTTTTAGATGATAGCGTCAATTCTTACTGGAGCTGGAGCAAAATTAATTTTTAATTTAGTAAACGGATGGTTCTATAACAGAGAGAGAAAAAATGAAAGAAAATACCTTCAAGACTACAAAATACTGCAAGCGCACATTCAACTCGCCAAAGCTAATCAGCGAAACCTCATTTTTAACGCAACCCACAGTATTTGTGCTATTGCGATCTTCTTTTCTTGGTGTTTCATTGGGATTTATGCTATGCTTCATCCTACGGAAACTGATATATTAATACCATTGCATCATGGTTTTTTGTCAAGATTATTTAATCAGCCTGACGCTGTAGTTACTCCAGGCCGTACACCTGGAGTATTATTTTCGTCATGGTTCGAAATTACAATAAGTTTTGCGACTATGTATGCACTTCCCAGTCGCAGGAGTTAAAATAGTCATCGATTATTTTCTTAAAAATATTCCAGTTTTTATAGCATATCGAAAAAAGATATGGCAAGTCTTTTTCTTTGATTTTATTTTTTATATTATATTTAGTATTAATTAATTCAGTTATTCTTTTGTTATTCATATTCTCGTTTAAATAATATCCTCTCAGCTCCATCCATAAACGGAACCTCCAATTAAACAAATACATAAACGGGCTTGTAAAAGGCCGAGCTCGCCAATCTTTTGCGTGCTGGAGCTCATGCGCTAGTAAATTTTTTTCAAAATGCTCAGGTATGCAAATGATTGGCCCAAAGCATCTAGCAACATATCTACCAGTACCAAAGCTAGTATTGAGTATTAACGTTTTTTCAATTATTTTCATTTCTTTCCTCTTCCAATAGAGCCTCAAGTAGAATTAAATAATTTATCGAATCGCCTATTTTTTCATTTACAATATCTTCCGTATTGGGCAACACGCCAGCGGCTAGTTCTCGGACACAGACAAGGTGTTTAGTCATAAGCGCATACAAGTATGTTTGGGCATTACAACCAATAGCCTCGGAACCTTTCCTAAAATTGTCTAACCTATCGCCATTGGTCGAATATTCTTTGGCTTTTTGCTTTAAGATTGACTTTATTTTATCCTGCCTAGATTGTAAAATTTGATTAAATTTTTCATTTGTCATTGGTATCTCCCATTAATTTCTGTTTGATTTTTAATATATCTGAGGTTATCCCCATCTTTTCTAACAGCTTCCAGTGCCTCATCTTCAGTGAAATACTTATAGTATTCTTCCTTCATTTTTCTAATATTCATTTGGTATCTCCTGAATGTTTTTTCTGGTACTTTATCCTAGCTAATTCTCTCCTGCGTTTATTCCTCTTCTCCCGCCATTCCTTGTCAAGTTTCTGAGCGTCATACTTTAGGCGCCTTGTCCTATTGTATTCATCGATCTTTTCTTGTGTTAATTTATTCCGAGAGACTCGATTCGTTATGCTCACACAATCACGACAATAAATGGCTAAACCATCCTTGGTTAGTTTGTTCTTATGAAAGTTTTCAAGAGATTGTGGTTCCCCCTCGTGTTCACAATACCTATTCTTACATACCTTCATTATCTCCACCACCCTTTAGCAAACATATTTAAATCCCTTCAGGATAAATGGATGGTCGTAAAGACCCATTGCCTGGGCGTTAATTTTATAGTATTCATTTTGTTTTTCCTTTTCCCATTACTAGTTTTATAGTATCTCTTATTACAGATCCATGTATTTCCCACCAGTTTAATGCATTCTTATCCAATTTTGATATTTCATCATCACTAGCATTCAACCAGAATTCATTCTTAAACATCTTACATCCTATAGATGTCACATCCTCACGGATACAAATTGTCCATCCTCCAAAATCCATA